ATGGCCAGATCTCTTTTTCATGATGAGCTCACATCTTCCGTACGGGAACTTGCCTTTCAGGGAATTCCAGGATTTCGCAGAGGCGAGAAAGGTAGAATCGTTACCGATACAGATGGAGAACCGATCGTTGATCGTGTACCAAACGTTCAGCTTATTGCAGCCGTATTAAAGGAAGGAGCAAGCAGGCTTGCGCGATCGGAAAGAAATGATCTTGTTCGTGCAATGAGTTCCAGAACACCAGACGAAACTCAGACAATTCAGCTGGAAATAGAATCTGATCCTCCACCAGAAGTCATTGATATTGGAAAGAAGTAGAAGGTCAGATGCGAAACGCCCACCTTTAACAAATCCTCAAATGGATATTTATCAGGCGGGATGGAAATCGGATTCGCGCTTCAGAGTAGCTGTATGTGGCCGGCGGTTTGGTAAAACATTTGAAGCTGCAGAGGAAATGCGGAGGGCAATAAAATTTGCTGTTCGAGAAAATATAAGTCCTGAAAATGAAATATGGTATGGAGCGCCCACATATAAGCAGGCAAAAAAAATATTCTGGCCTCGTCTTAAAAGTACTGTACCACGGCACTGGCTGAAATCGGCCCCGCGTGAATCTGATCTGGCTCTGACAATCAGACCTTACGGACATATCGTTCGGGTAGTAGGACTTGAAAATTACGATGCATTACGTGGATCAGGATTATTCTTCTTTTTAGGGGATGAATGGGCTGACGTAAAACCTGAAGTATGGAATGAGATTCTGAGGCCTATGCTTTCAACTGCACAGGGCCACGCGCTTTTTATTGGAACACCAAAAGGACGGGACCATTTCCACGACTTATATCTGAAGGGGCAGGACGGACCAGGAAAAGAGCCAGGGTGGTGGTCATGCTCTTACACAACACTGGATGGCGGGAACGTTCCCCCGGCAGAAATTGAGAATGCAAGACAATGTCTTGATATTCGTCAGTTTCGGCAAGAATATGAAGCATCGTTCGAAACATTTTCCGGACGTTGCCTCTATGCTTTTTCCCGTGAAAAATCAATAAGAAATATGAGTTACAACGCTGAGCAGGCAGTCCATATCGGTCTGGACTTTAACGTTAATCCCATATCGGCAACTGTCTGGCAGGAAAAAACAGACGAAAATGGGAATATAACATCATTCCAGATAGATGAAATCGTTTTACCAACCTCAAACACTGATGAAATTGCCCAGGAAATTTTACGAAGATATGGTAAAAAGAAGATTTTATTTTCCGGAGAAGAGTCTGCTGATTGCGATCATATAACAATATACCCCGATCCATCCGGACAGGCGAACAGAACATCATCATGTGGCCGAACTGATATATCCATTCTGAAATCATTTGGCTTCAATATAAACGTAATGAAAAAGGCCCCGAAAGTAAGAGAACGATTAAACATTACAAATGCAATGTTTGAAAATTCCGCAGGAGAGAGACGTGCATACGTATCTCCGGTTTGCCGAAAAAGCATTGAAAGTTATGAACGATATATTTATCGCAGCGGAACTTCAGAGCCTGACAAAAATGGTGGGTTTGATCATCTTGTCGATGCAACAGGATACTATTTCTTTTTCAGATTTTTAAAGCCGGACACGTCACCGCCTCTTTCCAGAATACTCGAGCGATAATCAATTCACAGAATTTAGTACAAATCACCAGAAGAGGATATCCATAATTATGGACTGGGTAGAGCTCAAAAAGACGATGATGTTTCCATCGACTTACTCGTGCCGGACAAAAAACCTTCTTGCCTTAGAAAAGGTTCTTGATGGTACAATGTACAATCATATACCACATCCTTTTTTTAAAAGTTGCGACAGTGATGGCACATATATTCCGGTAAACAGACGACGACCGTCAATACGAACTCACCTTTGCAGTACAGTGGTTGACGATTCAGCTTCGCTTCTTTTCAGTCAGTCGCACTGGCCAGCCGTGGTCGTAAAGACAGATGACGGCGCAGATGATAACGACCGCGAACATCTGATCAGAAATATCATTGCGGATCTCCATCTGGCGTCAGTAATGGAACAGGCAGCCGTCATGGGTTCCGTAGGATCTGTCGCAGTCCTTGTTCAGGCTATTGATGACGAACTCATTATCGAAATAAAAAGAACCTGCTTTCTTGAGCCTGTATTCTCACTGTTTGACGCCAGAAGACTGGTGAAAGTACGGGAGCAGTACGTCGTGGACGCCGATGGTCTTATGCGGGCCGGTCTTGGTGAGTTTCCACCCGGAAATTACTGGTTCACGAGAGATTTTACAGAAAATGAGACTGTCTGGTATCAGCCGATAAAGCTGGGAAGTGCTCCACATACCGATGACGGTCTTATAAGAGACAACACGAGATCAGTCATTCATGGACTGGGTGTTGTCCCGATTGTCTGGATAAAAAACCTTCCGGGAACAGATCCGGGCTCCCCTGATGGAAAGTGTACATTTTCGGCCGGTATCGATGCGATGATCGATGCAGATTATCTGCTGTCACAAACCGTTCGGGGACTGCGGTATTCAGCCGACCCGACAATGGTACTTTCGACCGACGAATATCAGTTGCCCGGCGGCATGACGCAGCAGATGCCGAAGGACGCCTCTCATGCCATCTCACTCCCTCAGGGTGGCGATGCAAAGCTTCTGGAAATAAACGGTACCGGAGCAACGGCATCTCTCAATATGTGGGAAGCATTACGGTCGCTCGCACTTGAAGCTATGCACGGAAACAGAGCTCAGGGAGACCGGCTTACGGCTGCCCAGTCAGGCCGCGCTATGGAATTGATGTGTCTGGGACTGACCTGGCTGACAGGACGACTACGCAGATCTTATGGCGAATTCGGCCTCATTTCAATTTTGAATCTTATATGTCGAATCAGCCAGGCCGTTCCGGATCTCCGCATAGCCGGACGCGTTCATGGACCTGTTAAGTCGGGAAATATTTCCCTGGTATGGCCTCCGTGGTTTGAACCAACATTTGGAGACATGCAGACTATGGCTAATGCGGTTCAGGCCGCTCGTTCTGCAAATGCGGTATCGATGGACTCGGCAGTCAGGATGATGCGCCCTGCAACGCATGTTCAGCATGTTGGTGAAGAGAAAAACAAAATACTTAATGACATTAAAAAGCATGATGAGCGTCTGAGAGCATTGGACGGGCAGGTTCAGGACCGCGATCCAACTGAGGTATAAATGAAATTATTTGAAAGAATTACCTGTTCCCCAGAAGAAGGAGGTTCGGGAGAGGCTAATCCGTTGAATCGATCGGCTGCGGACAGTGTCGCTGATGCGTTTTCGAATCAGCTCGCGCAGACACAGGCTGATCTTGCTGAAGCACGAGCGCGGAATGCGGCAATGGAAGCAGAACTCGAGCGCGCTCGTGTTGAAGTGTCATCCGCAAACGAGATACGGGCAGCAGAAATAGCCGAGGTAAGACGAAGCGCGGCCATTAAAGCGGCGGCTGTCACATCCGGTCTCGTCGACATGGATTGTCTCCCATTGCTCGATACGTCAGGCGTTTCAGTAGATTCGGACGGAAATGTTATCGGTGTTGATGAAGCCTTTTCGGAGCTGAAGACACGTAAACCATTCCTGTTTCCATCTCGCGACAAAGAAGGAAAATCAACAGGAACTGCGAAATTCGTCGCCGCACCGAGGGTAAAAGCGGCTGGTCCGACATCAGTACGCGAAATGACAGAGTCGGACTACAAAGCTTCTCTTAAGAAAATTGCGCCCTCCTACTCACGACGTTATAATTAAAGGATTTTAAACGTGGCTATTGATAATTTTCCTGCACAGCTACAGCCAATTATTCAGGAGGGCTACCTCGCTCGTGAGTTTGGAGCTGCTCTTCAGTCGCGCATCGCATTCAGAGCGATTGCCGACCGTGAGATTTTTCCGAATCGGATTGGCGAAAGCATTACGAAAACACGTAAAGGTCTTAAGGCGCCTGTCACAACGCCTATGAACCCCACGCAGAATACGAACTTTGATAATGGTCTGACCCCGTCTACGTGGTCCGTCGAGCAGTATACCCTCTCCATCAACCAGTATGGGGATACAATCGATCTCAATGTGGTCAGCGAAGGCGTAGGAATCGCAGATCAGTTTCTGGCTAATGCAAATACGAACGGCATCCAGGCCCTTCAGTCACTGGACCGTATCGCCCGCAACACACTGTTCGGCGGGGGTTCCTCAGGCGTAGGCGGTTATATGGGGGGCAACACCCGTATCGCAGTAACACTGAGCACTTCGGGAACTCAGGTCTCCGTAGACGACATTCGTGGTTTCGAACGTGTACTCAGTTCGGCAGGTCAGGTCGTCTCGGTAGATCAGTCTTCCGGGATGACTGTAACTGTCGGCAGCAATGCCTACACGCTGGTGGGTGTGAGCGCAGACGCCGTCAATACATCCACAGCCCCTCTTGGCCAGTCCGGCAAATTAACTTTTTCGACATCGGTGTCCGTTGCGGATGCTACCGCAGGCAATCCGGTCGTAGCCTCCACGGCACCGCTTGTTCTGCGCCCCAACAACAGGCTTACGACAGCAGGGCTTGTCGCTCCGGTGGGGAACTATGGCTCCAGCACGTACGTCGCCGGAGATACCCTCGGTATTCAGACAGTACTCGCCGCTGTGGCTGCGCTCCGGATGAATAACGTTCCGACAATCGACGGCGCATATCATTGTTATCTTGATGATCAGCAGATGCTCGGGCTGTTCCGTGATGGCGATTTTAAATATCTCTATCGCGGTGCGTATGGAAGCGAAACATACCGGGCTGGCTCTGTCGTTGAACTTCTTGGTGTTCGGTTTATACCAACCACAGAGGCCCCGTTGCAGGCCTCGCTGGGCGCAGGCGTAATTCATCGTGCTATTGTATGCGGACAGGGCGCCCTCATTGAAGGAGACTACAACGGTACTCTCGATATTCCGGACAGCGACAGAGCTCTCGTAGAAAATGTCGACGGAATCATGATGATTACACGAGAGCCTCTGGATCGTCTGAAACAGATTATCGCCCAGTCCTGGTACTGGATCGGTGGATTTGCCCTGCCAACAGATGCGACAGTCAATCCGTCGATTATTCCGACCTCCACGAATAGTTATCTGAAACGTGGTGTAGTCATAGAAAGTCTCTGAAAGAAGACAAGTGACCCGTTAATGACGGGTCACATTCTCTGTTATTATAATACGGATATTGATCATGACTAATGGATTGCTGTCGATTAGTCTGTCGGATGCCGAAAAGGTAAACGTGCGGCGATATTGCTGGTATCCTGCGTTGGGATCTGACACAAGCATAAGAAATACATGGCCCTATTTTGATAAATATGGTGACTTCGAATATAAATTGAATAATTTATCTGAGCCTGAAATCGGTGTTCTCAGATCGATGCTGGGAACACTGTCCTGTCTTGAGGCAGGTCCGTCACAGGCGGCACAAAATATCGATACTGACAAAGCATCTGTATGGACACATAACAAAACAGAAGTAAAAGAAAGAATTCATCTGTTTTATCAGCAAAGACTTGAACTGGTCCGGTTTCTCGGAGTCGAGCCAGGGCCAGGATATTGTCCGAATACAATTCGGTTTGTCGTGTGATGAGGCTAACCTGTCTGCAGAATAAAATTGCTGCTGGTCTCAGTAAGGTGGCGTCAATTCTCGGCGTAAACGTGAAATTATACAGAGCAACGGATTCTACTGGTCCGTATGAGAACGGATATCTTTTCAACACTCTCTGCCTGTTTGACTCTGCAGCATCACTTTCCGGTACGTCGCCATTGATCTGGGGACACAAATTCGCTTTCGCCGCAATAAATACGTCAGCATCAAAGTGCGGCGATTATCTTGTGGTCCAGTCAGATACGGAATTATTATCTTACCCTCAGGATACCTATTTTATAGCACGGATTGAACCGACCAGGCCGATCCTCGTCGTTTTAACCAACGAAGTTATATCAATATTCGAAAGCGATGTTTCATCGGACGATAAATCTGTGGGACTTCGCCCTCCGGAAGGACCGACATGGAAGTCGGACAGAATAATCGCTGAAAACTGGCCGGTATCAATGCTGAAAAGCGGCACCGGTAATCGTCCCGCCTCCCGGCTGGGAACAGATATTCCATCCGGTAGTTTTGAAATCCTTATGCCCGCAATTCCGAACGTCACTTTGCATCAGGGATTGCGCGTCAAAACATCTCACGGGGTAGCATACCATATCTATAGTGTCGAAATGACGACGTTTGGAACACGCATAGCTGTACTGGCGGATCAGACATAATGGCACAGGTTTGTGAGGTAGAAGCTGCGCTGGCGAAGGCTATAGCCAATTATATATATCCTCCGCAGACAAACGGCACACTGGTCTCAGTTTTAGGATTCGATGTAAAAATCTGCCGGGGCTGGCCACAGGAAACCGAACTGGGTAACGACGTTATGTCAGCACCTGGGACAGGGTGGATTACCGTAAATCAAAAGCCCGACAGTGCAACCAATAAAACACGTTACCGGCGCAACTGGTTCGAAAAGGGAAATGATACTCCTTTTGGCCTAACAGTGCTGACTGCAAATACAGGTAACGCCGTTACGTTTCAGGGCACAGCAGCGCGCAATGGGGTAGCTGGTGTTGTTATTAATGACGTCGCTTATCCTGCCGCGGTCAAAACTGGTGATTCAGCAACTCTAATCGCTCAGACAATCGCCGCAAAAGTGAATAACGTAGGTGAGGCCGCATTGTCGTGTTCAGACACGACATTAACTGTTGCGTCGTCTGATACCATATACGGAAAAGCGGCTGAGACTGTTGAAATATACCGTGAGTTATCCCGAACAGAACAGGGATTCAGCATTTCGATATTTGCTCCATCAATAGAAATGCGCGACACGATAGAACAGGCTGTAACATCGGCTCTTCTGGAACAGAAACTGCCTGATATCGATAAAAACGAATTAGGTTATCTCAGATTTTCCAGCAGAGAGCTGGTGGACACAAACCTTAACGCAAACCTGTATCGTCTGGATCTCGTCTGGAAAACAGAGATCGCCTGGACCGAATCTGCACAGTCTGCTCCCGTGCTCTGGCCAGTCGGAATCGTGAATTCGGCCTGGGCATTTGGCGTCGCCGGTACAGAAACTCCCGCTGCCTTGCCGCCACTGGGAGCTATCAGATTCGATGCCTGGTATGATATGAATAATACAATCGACCAGCAATGCGCAGATGCCCTGAGCGACCCGGAATGGTACTACCGCCTGCCCGGCAATTCTGCTGTAAACAGTACCGGATCAGTATCATGGCCCACCGCGACACAGGCTTCGATTGATGCTGAAATCGCTCTGGCTGTTTCATGTGGATTATCATTCTGGGCCTTTGACTCATATGATAAAGACAATACTCTGAGTCTCGCGCTTTCGCTATATTTGTCGAGCAGCGAAAAGAATGGACTTCAATTTTGCATGATCGGCCAGTCATCGAACTGGTCAGATCAAAACAGTTCTGACGGTTACTCAGATATCCTGAAGAGAGATATAGCTCTCATGGCCCGTTCTGAATATATGACCGTCATGGGTGAAAGACCCTTGTATTTTGTACTTGATGCAAGCTCGGAACAACTGGCAGAGCTTCCCGGAGGCCTGAATACGGCGATTACATTTGTCCGGGACTCGGTGTCGGACGCCATTGGCGTGACTCCTTACATTGTCTATCTCTCGGGCGCTGCGCTTGCCGACTATAATAATACTTCTGCGGCGCAGGCCGCAGGGGCGGATGCTGCAGGCGCTTACTGCACGCCACGCCTGTCAGGAGCCCCGCAGCCATATTCTGCTCTGGTTCATGCGGCGGAAAGTGACTGGGCCGACAGGGCCGCAACGGGTTTCCCAATGATTCCGACTGCTATGACGGGGTGGGATCAAAGACCCCTTGTAGAGCGACCTCAGGAGTTCTATCCGCTGAGCTCAGCCCTGACCGACAATAATTACTACGAAGATGCATCAGCGCCTGACATCGCAAATCATATTATGAACATGGCTCGATTTTTACAGAGCTCTTCCGCATCTCCGGCGTCAGTGGGACTGATTTACGCCTGGAATGAATTCGCTGAAGGCGGCTGGCTTGCGCCGACATACTCGGCAGACGGTCCCGTAACCGACCGTATTCTGGCGGTAGGGTCAGCTATAACTGATGCAACACGGGAAAGCGTGTTTCCAGATCTGCCTTTTATTACATAGAGAGATCGATGCAAAAAGCGTTATTGGTGATTTCAGATTTTGCGAATTATAAAAAAGGAGATCTGATAGAAAATACTGTTACTATAGCAAGCATTATAAGCTCATATTACGCGAAATTTGTCATTACGGTGAACGTGCCGAATGCCACTAAAGCTCGCACTGTGGAGCAGAAGGGCGAATAGAAATGGGTATAATTTCTCAAAGCGGATCTATTAACACGGCAGCTCTGACTGTCCCGGATCTGTATGTTCAGATTCAGACCTCCGGCAGTACCTCGCTTTCCGGAGCGTCGACAAATGTGATTGGCGTCGTGGGCACCGCAAGCTGGGGACCGGTAAATACACCTGTTGTATTCGGAACTTCCCAGGAACGCATCGCTGCATTCGGCCCTATGCAGACCTCCGCATATGATCTTGCTACTGTTGTTTCTACTGCCATCGTGCAGGGCGCAAGTTCATTTACGGGCGTGCGTGTTACCGATGGGACAGATGTCGCTGCATCCTATGCAATGCTTTATGACTCAGTTGCGGGAACTTACCCCGTCCTGCTGGCTGCGAAATATACCGGCAGCGCTGGAAATACAATAAGCGTCGAACTGACTACAGGATCGGCACCCGGCACATGGAAACTGGTATTGCAGATGCCAAATGCTCTTCCGGAGTCATTTGATAATCTTTCTGTATCGGAAGGGAATGCCTCGTTCTGGTCTGATCTTGTGACCGCAGTCAACAGCGGCCAGTCATCATTACGCGGCCCGAGCGCTCTGGTCGTAGCGACCGCCGGAACAAATTCCAGTGTAAGTCCGTCTGCCATTACAAATCAGACCCTCATGAACGGCGCAGACGGTAATACTTCTGTATCGGCTGAGCAGCTCGTTGGCTCGGACGGAACATCCAGATCCGGCATGTACGCGCTGCGCGGACAGAGCTGCAGCATAGGCGTCCTGGCCGGAGTAACTGACTCTTCGACCTGGTCGACTCAGATTTCTTTCGGTCTTGGTGAAGGAGTCTATATGATTGCAGCAGGTCCCTCCGGAGAGCTGATTTCGGACGCAGTTTCCCGACGCGCCGCTGCGGGCGTTGATAGCTATGCTTTGAAAGTAATGTTGGGAGACTGGCTATACTGGTACGATTCAGAAAACTCTGTCACACGACTTGTATCGCCGCAAGGATTTGTCGCCGGACGACTTTCAGTTTTATCACCGGAATTACCAAGCCTCAATAAACAGTTATATGGAATTGTTGGCAGTCAGAAAGCCGGGTTATCCTCCAGCGGTCAGACACTGACTTATTCATCCGCTGAACTGACATCTTTGTTCGAAAACGGCATCGATGTTATCTGCAATCCGGCTCCCGGAGGCGCCTACTGGTGCGTGAGAGGCGGATTTAATGTCTCCAGCAATCCGGAAATAGACGGTGACGAGTATACCCGGGTAACGAATTTTATTGCTGAAACAATTTCAAATGGCATGGGAATCTATATTGGTCTCGCCATCTCACCGACGTTATTTTCTAATGTCGAGGCGACATTAACAGGATTTCTATCTGATTTGCAATCACAGGGCATCATTGGGACAGCGTCGGGAAGCACTGCCTACTCAGTCGTGTGTTCAACGACAAATAATCCTCAATCAAGAATTGCGCTGGGTTATCTGCAGGCTGATGTCTCAGTGACATACCTGGGCGTAAACAGAATGTTTATTGTAAATATAAACGGGGGCGCCGACGTTACGGTGACGAATAGCTAATGTCTTCATTGTACACCATTGGTCGTCAGGGCTCTATCATTTTGATATGGAATGGAACGAGAATCGATCTCGAAGATGTCGTCGATTTTCAGGTTCGTCAGGAAATTAAAGTTCAGCGAACGAATCCTTTAAACAAGCCTCCCATTGAATTTAATACTCCGGCTGGATGGCGGGGAAGCTTTACGATCGACCGGGGAAATTATGCTCTCGACGATCTGTTCAATGCGGATGAACTCGCGTTCTGGAACAGCAATACAATTTCCTCCGGAGTGCTGTATTGCTATATTCAGGAAACCGACGGATCAACATCAAAGTATGAATACTCGGGACTGACATTATCATTTTCCAATGCAGGGAAATTTAATGCGGAAGATATCGTCACTCAGACCGTACAATTTTTCGCCAGTCAGCGCAGGGCTATATAATGTCTGGTAATTCTGTCACTGATAACGTTGAAATCACGTCCGGAAACGGAAAGAAAATCGAGTATCGGGAAATGAATCCCGGTGAAATTCTGGATTTTCTTCTTGCCTGCGGGAATGATGGCTCAGCAAACGAAGTCTATCTGAATGCAGCCCAGTCCTGGTGTTCTGTGCGTACGATAGATGGTGTTCCAATGCCGTTCCCTCGCAACAAGGACGGAATCAGGGATCTTGTAAACCGTTTAGGCACAGATGGAATTAACGCGGTAGAAGATTATATTTCGTCAAAACAGACAATTGACCGTCAGGAACAGATGGAAGAAATAAAAAACTAGCATCCTCCCCGTCCCTCTGGACAATTATGACGCTCCTGCGTGCGAATGTCCCTTATGAAGTCATACAACAATGGGACTGGCGAATTCGTGCTGCGGCCCTCGTGGTAGCGGGCCGGCTGGACGGGGGGGAATATTGCTGGGAACGAGCCATCTGGACTGAATGACTTTATACCTTCCGATGTTGAAGAGTGGATTCCATAACAGGATATTACTTTCCTGATGATTAATTTTGCGAGGCTGTGTGACTTTATCCCGATTTGACAGTTCGTCGCTGCTCAGGAAGAGCAGTGTGAACCTGGATATACTACACAATCACCGTAAACATTCCCAAGTTCACGGATTATTTCGCAATAAAATCGGAGCTGCTGGTATTGTGCGGAATGCCGGCATGGCCACGAAATATGGCATGCGACTTCATAAGGAGTCGTATGCTTCCGGTTTTTTTTACGTTTCCTGCGCTCATCCCATATGGTTTCTGATAAGCGGGAAGTTATCCGTATGCCGCACAAACGGAACGGCGCTACAGACGGTCAGATTACCGCACGACTGGCCGTAAACAGAAACATTAATAGTCTGAATGATTATGTAGATGACCATAGATCGCGCAGACGACGGGAGACAGTCCTCCCGTCGAGTTCTCGTCCTGCAGAAGTCGCCAGAACAGAAATTAACTCCTCACTCGTATCCCGGGGATTATACAAACCTGACCAGACCGGAAAGAGAATCGGCGAAACCTCAGACCAGGCTCCCGGCACAAAAAAAATCCAGCCGATAATTACGCTATTATCCAACCAGAAAACCGCAAGAGAAACAAAAAATTTTGCAGGAATTACTGAAGCAGATCCTGGAAAATATAAACTTAGTCTTCGGCAGAATGATCCCGTTTCTGCTGCCAAAGTAATAAATATGGAGAGGGGGATAACTGATCGCCACCGTGAAACCCAATATCGGGCGTTGCCCTTATTGGAGCGATCCATTTCCTCCGCCAGACGGGATAATGCGGATTACTTCCGGTCAAATAATACCATCGGGCAAAAGACACGTATTATACAAATGAACGGATTCGCGGGACCTTCGCTATCATCTCGCAATACAGGGCACATCGCTAATCCAGCTTCTATGCGAGACCAGAATCGGAAAATCAGAGATATGTCAGCAGGCACCCATACCTTGACGCCTGATTATTTCGCCCGCAGGAGAGACTACTCGTTGTCGGCATCGTTCATCCGATATGGAAAAATTACAAACAGCAGAACGAGTTCACAAACAGAACGCCGACAGGATCTTCCTGAACGCGGCGAATCAGATGCGCAGACCTCGCGTCAACTGACCGGTAACTCCAAGTCTGGAGAAATAAATGAACTGGCATCTGGCCGGAGAATCGACACTCAATCCGGGACGGTGCACGTTTCCAATATCTCTGAAATCGCGGATGCAGTCGCGCAGAAATTCGGCAACGGTCTTTGTTCTGCACCCACAACTTCACCTCTTTCATGGGTGCAAAGCACTCCATGTTATCCCGGAGTGCATCTGTGACCAGCTTACTGGGCGTCATCGGGGCTGTCGGTTCCGCTATTGGGACTCAGTCGTTTACACTGGGAACAGTCGAATTTCTGGATACGGAAGTCCCTTCGTCCTTACAATGGGGAGGATATCAGGACACGGCGATTATGCACCGTCCTGGCGGCGGCAAAACTATCTCCCTTTCAGGCTATTATGAAGAGCCACTGGCATGGAAAGGTGTATTTCGCGGCTATAATGCCTGGTCGCGTGCAAATCTGGTCGCGACGATGGTCCGGAGTGGCGGCATTTATACATTTGCCGGAGCGGGTCTGTCGCGACAGGTTATTATTACAGCGTTTGAAGCAATATACACAGATAATGGCACTGTCATTCCCTATAGTATTGTTTGTGAAATTGTCCCTGCCGTCGCTGGCGCTGCCAATGGCACGAAGTCTGCACTGGCAGGCCTCATAGGAGACGATGCCAGTTCAGCCGTGAGTGAAATCAGCGGACTTGTCGATACCGTAGGCTCCTACGTATCTTCTTCAGCAGAAGCGATCTCGACATATGCCGGCCAGATAACACCTCTGGCAAACCTGTTTGGTGCCGGCGGACAATTATCGAGCGTATCCGCAACATTATCTGGCGTTGCAACAGACGCGGGCGCTTTGTCGTCTGTCAGCAGCCAGTCGGCGATTAATACCGTCGGCACCGAGCTTGCCTCGAGTCAATCGGCGGTGTCATCCGTGATGACAATATCGGGGACGGAGCTTTCATCGATAGCGTCAAATGCAGGAACGGATCTTGTACCGGATTCAGGCGCACTGGCTGCAAGTGTCGCTCATTCAGGTGTCGTTGCATCGACTGCTCAGGCTAATGCATATCTTTCCAGAGCAACCGTGAATGTTGGCCTTTCAAACGGAAGTGTAATATCCGATTAAAAAAGGAACATATTAAAATTATCCCAAAAAAACCCGGAGAGTAAATATTGTCCAAAACCATACAAATCGGTCCGAGTAATATATCCTTATGGCATGTTGCTGCAAAATTTCTCGGTGACGCTACACAGGCAAATCGGATCATGAGCCTTAATGGGTTATCAGATACATGGATTACGTCTGTTCAGACTATTATTCTGCCTCCGGTCGATGCAACACAGACTGGCGGAATTGATCATTAAATAATATTTGTAAATTTTACAGTTTTTTAAATTAACGCCTGCCCGGATTATTTTAATGACATCGATGACTGATCAGATTTCAATGTTTTCCGGTGTTATCAGACCGCGAATTACACTTAAATCTGGTGGAGTAAGTCTTCCTTCGCCTCAGCGCCTCGAAATTCATCGTTCGAGAATGGCAGAAATAAGCATGTTTACTGCCGTTATTCCTGTAGAAGGCCTGACGGCCCAGTGGTTCGATCCCACAGACACGTCCACAAATGAAATTGATATCGAAATATTTTGTGGATTTCTGGATAGCGGATCAGCGGAAGGCACAGAATCATTTAGCAGAATCTTTTCCGGGCTTGTCGATTATATCGAATATCACCCTGAGACTCAGGTCGTCGTTGCGAGTGGTCGCGACTGGGCATGCAGGCTGATCGAATATGAACTGTCTGAAACGTCATTTTTGAATATGAGCGCATCTGATGCACTCAGGACTCTGGCGGAGGAAGTTGGCCTGGAGACGGATATCGATTCTACTGATGGGCTTGTCGGACAGTTTTACCAGTATGAGCATAAAGCCCGGGGCGTTCCCGGCATGCACAGATACCAGACAGGATGGGATTTCTGTGTAGGGATGCAAAGAGAATATGGCTATGATCTGTGGGTCGATGACAAAACACTCCACTTCCGCGCTCCTGACATCTCGTCTTCTCCGCTAACGCTCGACTGGACTGCCGCCTCCTCTGCCTCTTCCTGTCCCGCTGGTCCAGTAAACAACCTGACACTGGCAAGGCGTTTTACGTATCCGCGCAATGCGTCTGTGACGGTATCTTCATGGGATGCGCGGCAAAGGTGTATTCATTCAGCCACATATCCGTCCGATGAAAATACAACTTCAGCCGGATATAACTTTACAGCCGCTGTGGGGACTACGCAGGATCAGTGTCTGAAATTAGCGAAGTTACGGTTTAATGATCTGACGGCTCACGAAAGAATGCTCAGGATGACCGTTCATCCGGAACTCGATATTTCGCCACGTCAGCGGATCAGGCTGCAGGGCACAGGGACTACGTTTGATTCAGTAATATATACCGTAGATGAAGTGTTTTTCTTATACGATTCTAGAGGAATTTCAAAAAATATTACTCTGAGAGTACGAGGCGGGACGGAGGATCTCTCGTGAAGCACATTCGTGGCGCGCTGGATATGATGATGCACTCTCATACCAATCGCATCGGACGAGCGGGGTTTGGCGTGGTAAGCGCAGTGGATCCATCATCAGGGCTCGTTAAAGTACGTCTTCCACCAGCAAATACCGAGACTGGATGGATATGCGATGCAGCGATTTCTGTCGGAACGGCCACCTGTTATGTCCCGTCTGAAGTGAGGAACCATGTTCTTGTTGAAACAGCGCAGGGAGACGGGGATAATTATGTGGTGGTTGCGCGGGTTTTTGATGCAATAACCCCACCGGTAAAATTTTCCTGCCTGGAAAACAATGTTTTAAGTCCAGGTGAATTCGGAATAAAAATCGGAGAGACTGAACTGGCCATCACATCCGATGGTGTCATGTTTAAAGGTAAACTCAGTGTCGATGGTGATATTTCGGTATCAGGTGATGTTAATATTGCCGGAATTTCCTTTGTTCAGCATGTGCATGGCGGCGTTCAGGCCGGAGAAAGCATGACAGAAACGCCGGAAAAATTATAAACCAGAGCGCTTATTTTTATATAATTTATACTGGAACTAAAATTATTTATTATGGCGGATTTGTTTCATATCAGTGGGTCTGACCTGGTAATTACCGACACCGGACAACTGGATCTTGCAACTGGTAACGATGCCGGAATGCAGCGTGTTCTGCGGCGTCTCACAACGAATGCAGGCGATTATATTTTTACTCCTGATTATGGCGCCGGCCTGCCTTCACGGGTGGGTGGAACAGATACGCCAGCAGATCTGCAGGCCATTATCCTGCAGCAGATGACACTGGAACCCATAGTATCATCGAGCCCCGTTCCGGTTGTCGATGTTCAGAATATTGGCACCGGAAAGCGCAGCATCTCGGTAACTTATATGAGTGCGTCGACCGGAGACACCGTGGCGCTGGAAATATAAAATGAATTTATCACTGCAGAATTTTTCGACGCTGGTATCAAACTCCGCGGCAGCCGCGCAGGGCGCATGTTCAGCGCTGCTTGATTTTACGACCGGCTCGGTTGCCCGTGCGCTTATGGAAGCCAATGCGACTGTCGCTCTCTGGATTCAATATCAGATCGTTCAGGTTCTTTCCATAACCCGCCTGTCCACCTCTTTTGGCTCCGATGTAGATACATGGATTGCACAATACGGCGTAAGCCGCCTCGGTGCGACAGCTGCGACAACAGTCGAGACATTTATTTGTCTTTCCCCTGAGTCATCATCGGCTGTTGTGCCTGTTGGTGCGGTGGTCAAGACATCTGATGGAAGCATCTCATTCACCGTCACTCAGGATTCAACAAATGAATACTGGTCAGATACGGCTTCTGGTTATGTCAGGCCCCAGGGCGTGGCTTCTGTTACATGTCCTGTGCAGTGTAATATAAATGGGTCCGCGGGAAACGTTTCTGCTGGCGTCATAAATCTTCTCGGCACACAGATATCCGGCATTGATACATGCACCAATCTGTCTGATGTAAGTAACGGATCGGATGAGGAAACTGATGCTGCCGTCAAAAACCGAATGGTATTGTGGTTTTCTTCATTGTCATCGGCGACACTGACCGCGGTTGAAGCGGCAATTTCCGGTGTGGCGTCAAATTTAACTTATCAGATCGTTGAAAATCAGACTCCTGACGGCCTCTATCGTGGCGGTTATTTTTTCGCGACAATTGATGACGGCTCAGGTGATGTGCCCGATACAACCTTAAGTTCCGTCGAGAGGGCAATTGAGGCCACGCGAGCCTGCGGAGTAGAAACCTCCACCTTACGGGCATCCGTCATTCAGGCCACTGTAATCGTCCCGGTCACTCTGGCAGCAGGCGTGCAGCTCACCTCGGTGCAGACAGCGGTCAGCAACGCAATTACGACGTACGTCAACGCGCTGCCCGTAGGAGATGTGTGCCAGTACACGACCGTTTCCAGTATTGCCCTGCAGGCCGCTGGAAGTCTCGTAGCGAGCATGGGCGTTGTTACGGTGAATGGTGTCGTGGCTGATATCGGTGGCACAACAGGCAGTGTCGTGCGTATAGCGTCTGTGACCGTTACGAACAGCGGGGCGTAAAAGATGAAAACCGGTCATTCGGAAGCAGAGTTTTAATATGGCTACAGGCGATCTGGACGACATAGCCGCAAGAATCAGAGCGGTATTACCTGCGGGATGGTTTCCGGCAGTCTCGGAACAGGCGACGCCTGTGCTCGACGGAGTGCTTGCCGGTCTGGCATGGCCCTGGGCTATGTTTTATCAGCTGTTATTCTATACAAAGCAGCAATCGAGGCTCCTGACCAGCACAGGAAACTTCGTCGATATGGCCGCTGCAGATTATTTCGGCACAGGTGTGCCGAGACTCACAGGCGAGACCGATGCCTCCTATATCGCAAGAATTCAGAGCGAATTTCGGGTAAAACGAAACACCCGGGCGGCTCTGGAATATCAGCTGAGTCTGGTCACTGAAGGAGCGTCGATATTCGAGCCATGGCGGGCACCGGACAGTGTGTGCTTCGGACGGGATACGTATGGAGGCAGCGCTACACGGTACGGCTCACGAACAGCGCCCGGGACCGTGTTTGTGGAGTGCGTTGCCGGCACTGACCAGGCCCAGGTATCATCTGTTGTATCCGCGACAAAGGCAGAGGGTATCGACGTTTTTATTGCTGTTGATAGCGCCTGA